AATAATGGTACTACTCTACCTCTAATATCTTGGTCTGGATATTTTACTTCAAATATAGATGGGTCTTTTGGTGGGTAAACCACACCATTTCGTGTAGCTCCCTTGACATCGTATCTTTTATTTGAATATGTTCCACCATACTTGTTAGTAACTTGTAAACCACCTACACCATCTTTATCAGGTCTCACGACACTTTGTACGCCATCTACCTCATCTAACATTACATAAAGGTCTGATAATAATATTGGTTGATTAATACTTCTTTTTTCTATTTTAAAATAGTCTCTTAATTTTGCTATACATTTAAGTAATATGTCATTTGAATTATAGTTTGGTTTAACAACTATTTCAAAGTCAACTGCTATATTTACAATGTACCCATCTTTAATGTTGATTGCGTCTGTTAGGATTCTATAATAAGATAAATAATTTCTTAGGTTTTGTTTAGTAGCCGCATTTATAGTTGTCAGTTTTTTATTTGCGTCATAACCTAAACAATAAAAGTTTATCGCTAATGGATTTACAACAAGTTCGTTTGTTAGTGGACCATCATCAAGTGGTGTTTTAATTTGAAAGTCAGGCGCTACAAACGCTTTTGCTACCGAACCAAATTGTGGTGGCATTGCGTATGCTCTTACTAAATAATCTTCTCTTGTAACACTTCTATTTTGTGCACTAAAGTATGCTCTTGCATTTTCTCTAACTTCTTCTATCTCTTCTTCAAATTTACCACCAACTGCAGGTCGTTCATTTGTTACTGCAAGTGATTGTTTTGCTTCATTAAATAGTGCTGAGTCTAATCCTGTTCCTGCGGTTTCTATTGTAACACCAGACAATGATTTTAAGTCTTGTGCTATTACATTATCTTCAACACCTTTGCCAACTCTATAAGTTATGGTTAGGGTTTGATTCGCTGGTGCTAATCCATATGTTCTTGAATATAAAAAGTTTGACGGGTCTAATCCTTGATTTAGATTACCATTTGAATTGTATAATGCTGAACCAACATTATCTGGGTTTGGTAATATTTCTTCATCTGCGGCTGAAGATACTCCTGCCCCAAATTGTACTTGTATTTCACCATCATCAGTTATTCTTGTAATATATCTTTTAGGAACTTTTTTTAATTTTAATAGTGCTGGCGTTTCGTTACTGAATGCAGAATATGTAAGTGAGTATGCTGCGGTATTTGGTCTTTCTTCAAATACAGTATCTTGGCCAAGATAATCTACTTTCGTCCACTCTTCACCATCATCATCTGTTATTTTGATTACATCGATAAGACCTTCGTCATCTGTTATTTTTACTTTGTCATATATCTTTGGAGTTCCAAATACAAATTGTTGTGTTTTTTCTTTACCACTTGTAGCTTGTACATATTTTTTTAGTAGGTATTTTACAGGTAAGTTTGTACTATCATCAACTTGGTATACTGATACTTCGGTTGAGTCAAAAGAAGATGAATAATTAAATCTTACTTTTGCATTTGTACTAAATTCAATCTCATCATTTGATTCTGCGGTTATAACTGCACCTTCTTTTATAGTTAGTGCATATCGCCAATCTGGTCTTACATTTGCACCACTACCAATCGCTGGTACTAATTGAAACATTGCGAGAGTAGTTGTTGCGGGTACATTTAGTTTTGGTTTGTAACCATACGCTTGTGAGATTGCAAATATATTTTTTTTCTCTTGTGCTTGTTCTAATATAGATTCTCTAAGTTGTACATCTGTATAATATGATAGTACATCACCTACATATGAAGATAACTCTAACATCATCATACCAGGTGATGATTCGTTAAAGTCATTAAATGTTTGTGGGAAATAAGTTTTCGTGAAGTCTATAAGATTTTGTCTTATATCACCAAAGTCTCTTCCTACTAAACTAACATCTTTTTTAATTTTATCTGGCATATTTTATCCCAACTTATACGATGGACAGTCCACCTTGTTCGCTTACCTCTAATATAATTATCTGATTTGCATTACTTTCCCCTACTGAAAATGTAAAAGAAAAGTTTACAATGTGTCTGTCTTCATCTTTTGTTACAACTATATCTCTCATTTTAATATAAGGTAACCAAAATTTTATGTCTTCCTCAATTGTATCTTTTAATTGATTTAGTAACTTATCAGTAATTTGTTCAAACAAAAAAGAAGGAAGGTCCGTTCCAAACAAAGGTTGAAATGGCCTCTCACCCTTTCTTGTTAATAATAAACATTTTAAGTTTGATAGTGCTTGGTCTTGTGTTGAAAATGTACTACTAAATATAGGTGTACCCCCTAATGGAAATGGTACTCCTACTGCAACATTTCTTCTCAAGTCTAAAGGACTTATTCTTTGAATAGGTCTTTCTGCCATTATACTCTACCCTTCTTCTTGTCTATCGCTTTCATTAATTTAGAATAATCTTTAGTCAATGCTTGTCCAACGCCTGAATTCATTACCGCATTAACATCAACTGCTCTACCATCAGAATCTTGTGTTGGTATCATTGATTGTGGTGTTGGTTGACTACTAAGCCCCATCATTGACGCCATAGTTTGTCTATTCATTCCTTGTGCATTATTTGCAGTCAAAGTTCCACCACCCATTGTTGGCCAAGTGTCAACTGTTTCATTTAACATATCGGAAAACTTTCCGTTTTTAAATTTAACATTTGGTTTCTTAACCTTTTTTGTTGGTTGAGGTTTATTCATCTCTTGGATGATAGATTCACGAATAGCAAGTTTCTCTTTTGCTACTTGTTTTCTTACCTCTTCTTTTATTAATGTTTGTATTGCTTTTACAAATTTATTTGTGTCCATAATAATAAATAGTTTTTTATATAATTATTGTTTCATTAAATTTAACTCTGCCGTTATTTTTGCAATCTTACCTTTTATTCCACCTGCTTTTCCTGCAAGTGCACCTGATTGTGCTCCTAATACTGGGTTTGGTGCACCACCACCTGGCGTTACTCCACCACTTGCCGTTCCACTAGCAAATGAAAGAACTGCATTGTTTAACGCATCGAGTTCGTTTTTAATTTCGTCTATTTGTGTAAACATATTATCCATCGCAGCTTTCCACGCTGGTGTTGATATATTTACATCTTCTGTTCCTGCTAAGATAACTCTATCTTTTTTAGCATTCAATAAAACTCTTTCAGAATTAATTAGTACTTGTGGGTCACCATGAAGATTTGCTGGTGTTACTCCTAAAGAAAATGGATGTGCTTGACTAAGATTAATTTTTTGTTTAGATGTCATATATAGTGAGGTGTCATCTTCATTAACATCTTCTATAACAAATTTATTCCAACCACTTGAGTTTTGTGTATTTCTTAATATTGTAATTGGTGAGGTGGAATCGCCTGTCCAACTTGGATTTTGTGTTGTTTGTGTTCCTGATGGGGTGTATCCCAATCTCATTGATTGTCCAAATCTTCCTTCTATTAATATGTCACCACTAAATGGTTGTAGTGCAGATACATTTTTTACTTCTTCGAATCCAAAGTCAAAACTAAACGCTTGTGTTGAACTTGCGTTTGCATTTCCAGCTGAGGCCTCTGCGTAATTACTGGCATTAGCACCACCACCTGTTAATGTACTTTGTCCTTTTGGTAATGCATTGTGGTTTATATTTTTTTGTAATGATATTGGTGTAGTAAAATAATATTGTGGTTTTTCTACATTCGGTGATGAATCTGAAGACATTCCTCTTATTATGTTCACCGCTTCACCCACTACTGGCACTTTTTTTATATTTGTGTCCAAAGGGAACGCTACTTCAAGTCGTTGTGATTTTTGACCAGATGCGTTGTATTGTACTATTATAGAATATAATGCCTCTGAATCAGAGTCTTTATAGATTATCTCTTTTACAATTCCTTGCATTATTCATCTCCTGTATCTTCTTTGGGTAAGTCTTTTTCAACTTCATCTATTGCGTCCATAAGTTGTCTTTTTTCTTCATCTGACAACATATAGTTCCCATCGCCTGTATTGTTATCTTTCATCATCCTTTGAACGATTGCCGCTAATTTAACTAATGCGTCATCATTCTTTACAGATATTTCAAGATATTCCTTTATTAAAGGAACAACTACTGACGCATCATTTAGATTCTTGACCATTGGTTCAAGTTGTGCAATCAGTAATTTTATTTGTCGGTCTTTCTTTTTTTGATTAGAATAAATGTCAGACATTATATCTGAAAAAGATTTACCTTTAAATATTTCATCGTCTTTGGTCATTGAATTCCTCGATTCTATGATTTACTTCTAAATACCCTTTAGTGACAAAGTCTATATATAACTCTTTATATAACAATTTAAGTTTACCAATAACCTTAGTTATATATTGAGTTTGAACACCTGTCCTCTCTCTAATAAGTATGTAGAGTGCCTTTTTGTTGTAAGAATATAAGTCGTGTCTTGTTCTAAATAGTTCTGTAATTGAATCAGCGATTTTTTGTTCTCTTTCTTTTGCGAATAATTTATAAAGGTTCGCATCAATATATCTAACATAAAAATCAAAAAAGTCTGCTACTGATTCTTTCAGTTCCTTTTCGTATACCTCATTACCTATATTTCTTGTAGTATCAATATATTTTAAATCTGTTTTTTGTTTCATTCTTTGGTAGTTCTGATTGTTCTCATTAAACAAGTAGTTTCTAGCTACTACCGTAAAATAAGAAAATGCTCTACCATTTGCTCCATTGAATTTATGAATTTTTTGATTTAGAAACGCCACTACATTTGCTTTGACATCTGCATATGGTACATCAAAGTAATATGTTTTATATGTGTGAATAACATTTTCAGCTAACTTGTCAAATGGATAGTGAATGAATCTATTATAGATTCTATTCTTCTTTTTATAATCGTCTATACCATTGTATGCGTTTATAGCTATCTCAGTAATCTTAGTGAAATATCTTTTATTCTTTCGTTTCCTCGGCATAATAGTTTTCCAGTTTTTCTATAATTTGATATAATTGTTTAAAAACGAAACCTGTTTCATCATCAGATTCAAATGCTCCCTTTGTATCTAAGTCTTTCATTTTTCTCATTGAGTCGTCTACTAACTTTGCAAAATCTGAAATAATTTTTTCTTGTTCTTCTACAACATCTTCAGTAGCTTCGTTTTTTCTTAAAAGATTCCAAGTTGTGAATCCAAAAGCTAGAGTTGTTATAGAAAGTATAATAATTGTTGTAATCATATTAGTCTTGTACTATATCTTTAAATGCGTCAAATACTTTTTTAGTTTCTTCAGTTGTAGTTTTAGAAGTATTAAATGTATCTGATAGTTTTCCTTTTGAAGATGGTCTTCCGTTAGGATTACGAGTTGACTTAACAGGACTCATTTCGTTTTGCCATCTTTCATATTCATATCTTGCTGCGTTAATATCTGCTTGGTGCATGATATGAGGTAATGGTGTTTTAAGTGTTTGGTCTTTATTATATGTGATATAATATTTTTTATTATTCTCATCATATAATCCATCAGTAAGTTGAATACCTAACCACTCTTCCTCACTACACTTAACTCCAAAGTGATTTAATAAAAAGAATGTTCTAAGTGTATGGTCCATGTAATTAAGGTTTGGATTTGTTTTATAAATCTTACCTTGATTTTTCACATGCCATTCAGAGTCATTCTTTATGTAAATGTCTTCATCTACTGAACCAAGTTTACCTAAGTCGTGGTGTAGTGCCGTAAATATAATAGACTCTTTTGTAAGTCCTTTCATATCCAATCCCCACTTTTCTTGTAGTTCAAATATACCAAGTGCGTTTCTTGTTACTCTTAATACATGGTCAATGTAACCACCAGGAAATGCATTGTGATAGTGTTCAACTGATGAAGCTGGTGTATAGATTATTCTTTCTTCAAAATGGTCATACATTTTGTTTAGTGATTCTAATCTCTCACCTTCAAATGTGTTATTAATTAATTTTCTAAATTTTTCGTAATTGGCTACTAATTCTTCAGCCGTAAAAAAGTTTGTCATTTTATATTATTTTATCTATGATTCCAAGTTCTAATGCTTGTTCTGCTGATATGAAGTAATCGTTTGACGAAATGTTTTCCCAATACTCTTTATCCTTCTTAGTACATTCAGCCATCAATTGATTACAATCACTTTCTAACTCTTCGCTAAACTTAGCGTTAGATTTAACATCACTCAATTTACCTACTACTATTGTAGACAATTGGTGTACCATAATCTTAGAGTGTTTGGACGCCATACGAGTACCTGTTCCACAAGCTAACAATAATGCTCCTGCGGACATAGCTGCTCCTCTAACAATGATATTATATTTGATACCTTGTTTTTCTTGAGACTTCATAAAGTCAATAAGACCAAGGGTTTCAATCACATCACCGCCTGGTGTATTTAGTAAGATGTTAAATGTCTTAACATTACCACCATTTAGTTTTGTTAGTAGTCTTGATTTAGATATGA